GAATACTGCTATGGGTTATGGAGCTAGTACTTATAATGCAAGTGGAACTTTGAATGCTGCTTTTGGCTTAAAAGCGTTGCTAGGAGTATCAAGTAATAATCATAGTTATAATACAGCTATGGGCGCTAAAGCATTAACCGCAGTAACTACTGGAGGATATAACACAGCTCTTGGTCATACAGCTGGAGACAATATTACAACAGGCTCTGGAAATATAATGATTGGAGATGTTTCTGCAGCAGCAGCTGATAGTGCAAGAACATTTAAAGTAACTAGTTATGATGGATCATCTACTACTAATCACATTATAAGTGATAGCAGTGGTAATATGACTTTAGCAGCCGATCTTACAATCGGTGACGATTTTCTTTTAGATTCAGATTCATGTGTTTTAAAATTTGGTGATGATCAAGATGTAACGCTTACTCATACAGACGGAACAGGATTAACTTTAAACTCAACTAGTAAACTTTGTTTCCAAGATACAGGAACTTATGTTGGATCTAATGCAGATGGAGATCTAGACGTTGTATCCGATGGTACAGCCGTTGATTCAATTAATTTAGAATCGGCTGGTGGTGTTACTTTAGATGCAGGTACAGCAGCGAGTGGAGTTATCTATGAAGATGATGGTACAGAAATGCTTCGTATACACAATTCATCTAGCGATGTTATTGTGGAATCTAAAGTTTCTGATAAAGATATTATATTTAAAGGTAATGATGGTGGATCAACTGTTACAGCTTTAACTTTAGATATGTCAGCGGGTGGTATAGCTACTTTTAGTGCTGCCGCTAATGTAGCTCAAGGAGCATTAACCTCATCTAGCAACGCTGTGGCGTGGGATGCTTTGGATAAACCTAACGCATATCATCAAACATCAGAAAATACGACTATTTCAGAACCAAGTAATCCAATTGAAGGTGCTTTTATTTGTATAGAAATTAATTTTAATGGAAGTCATACTGTTGGCTGGAATACAATTTTTAATTTTGCCGCTGATACTGCTCCGACTACAACAGATACAGATGCAAAAACGGACATTTTGGTATTCAGATACAATGGAGCAATTTGGCAAGAAGTAGGTAGAACACTAAATATACCTGAAAGTTAATAGGAGATAATATGTGGGGAATAGTAGAAGATAACGCAATAACAAAAATAATAAACCAACCAAAAGCATTGGTTATAGGCGATACTCAATATTCAAAAAACATATTTTCTTTTCGATGGAGTAATGAAGAAAGAGAAGCTATTGGACTTTATGAAGTAGTTTTTGATAACACCAATAAAAAAGACGAAGCCTATTATAATAATACAAATCAAACCTTTGCCTTTGCTGATGGAGCAGTAACCGCTTCCTATGGAAGTGCTACTGCTAATGCACTGGCAGATGTAACCGTTGATGATATTGTTATTCCTGGTTTAAAAACAAAACATAAAGACAAAATAAAACAACAAGCTAGTAGCTTATTAACACCTAGCGACTGGCAAGTAATTAAAGCAACTGAGGTAGAGAGTTATTCTGTACCAGGTGCAATCACAACTTATCGAGCTTCAGTCAGAACAGCATCAAATGATATGGAAACTTTAATAGATGCTTGCGGTACTGTTGATGAACTTGCAGCTTTATACGAATACGTCAATACAGGCACAGAAGAAGATCCAGTCATGGAAAGACCACTAGGTGAATTTCCAGAGGCGGTTTAATGCCTCTAATTTTACCAGGAAATGTAGCATCAGCAACAGCAGGTGCATATTCAATAGCCAATTCCTGTCGGTTTAACAGTACATCTAGTTCTGTTATGTCTTTTACAACAGGAACACCAACAAGCGGAACTAATTGGACAGTATCTCTTTGGATTAAAAGAGGTCTTGTAACTGATGCTGGTCAAGTTCTATGGGGTTGCCATACTGATACTAGTAATAGAGTTAATATTAAATTCGATAATGGAGATATAGAAGTATTTGAAAGTGCTGGTACTTTAAATCTTCTTACTAATGCAAAATATCGTGATCCTGGTGCATGGATGAATGTAGTACTTGCTACTGATACAACGCAAGGAACAGATACTAATAGAATGAAACTCTATGTTAACGGAACTCAAGTAACATCATTTAGTGCAACACAATATCCAGCAGAAGATGATGTTTTAGAGCCAGCTAAAGCTAGTAAAGTTCATAGAGTTGGTGCAAAAGATGATTCTTATTGGGATGGCTATGTAGCAGAAGTAGCTTTTATAGATGGACAACAATTAGCCGCAACTTCATTCGGTCAATTCAACGAAGATTCTCCTACAATTTGGGAGCCAAAAGATATAAGTGGACTTACATTTGGAAATAATGGTTATTGGTTAGACTTTGAAGATTCATCAGCTTTAGGTAATGATGTATCAGGTGAAAATAATGATTTTACACCAGCTAACCTAGACGCAACAGATTCCAGCACGGATACGCCAACTAACAATTTTTGTGTAATGAATCCTTTGGATAATGAATATGCTGATGCAACTTTTTCAGAAGGTAATTGTAAAGTTGTAACTAATGCTAGTAATAAAACATGGAATACTGCAACTGTAGGTTTAACAGCAGGTAAATGGTATTGGGAAATTTATAATGTAACGTCTCCTTCTGACTATATATTAAATGGTATTGCGGAAGGTCCAACAGTATCAAGCAGTGCACAATTAGGTGCACAAACATACAACTATGCTCATAATGCAGATAATGGAACTATATATAATGCTGCTACAGGTTATGCTTACGGAGTTGTTACGGCAGTAGATGAGATTCTTGGAGTTTATTTAGACCTGGATAATAACAAATTATATTTTGCTAAAGATGGTGTGATTATGAACAGCGGCACAGGACATTCTATTTCCGCAGTAACAAGTACAGCTAATGGAGTTTATTTTCCAGCAGTTGGAGAATACAGTACTAGTACATATACTGCCGCAGTTAATTTTGGAGGCTCTCCAGCTTTTACAGTTTCATCAGGCAACGAAGATGCTAATGGTTATGGAAATTTTGAATTTTCGCCAAATGATGGTGGAGGATCATCATTCGACAGTGCGGCAAAAGATTTCCTTGCAATCTGCACAAAAAATTTAGGAAGCGATGGAGGTTAAATGGCAGCTTACACAGCAATAGACGATCCTTCAGCATATTTTAAAGTTCAGCTTTATACTGGAAATGGAAGTGCTAATCATGCAATTACTTTCGATGACACCGATACGGATATGCAACCTGATATAGTCTGGATAAAAAACAGAGATGCTACTGATGGTCATTGTTTTTTCGATTCTGTGAGAGGTGCTACTAAACTTTTAGCTACTGATTCTAATGCAGACGAAGATACAGATACAGATACACTGGATTCTTTTACAAGCGATGGTTTTCAGGTTGATGCAGATGTTAAGGTTAATACCAATACAGAAAAATATGTATCTTGGAACTGGAAAGGTGGAACAACATCTGGAATTAATGCAACAGGTGCAGATATTACTCCAAGTGCTTACAGTTTTAATCAAACGTCAGGAGTTTCAATTATAAAATATTCTGGAAATTCTACAAGCGGAGCAGAGGTAGCTCATGGTCTGGCAGCTGTACCTCACCTGATGATTATCAAAAACATAGATTACTCCAGCGGTGAAGGTTGGCAGGTTTATCATCATAAAAATACAGCCGCACCTGAAACAGATGCGTTACAGTTACACGCAACTGATGCAACTCAGGATACTGCAACTCGTTGGAATGATACCGCACCTGGTTCAGTATTATTTACTTTAGGAAATGATATTTCAGTTAATACTGGTTACACTTATCTAGGTTTAATTTTTTCAGAAAAACAAGGCTTCTCGAAATTTGGCTCATATACAGGAGGAGGCACTAAATTTCCATTCATCTATACAGGATTCAGACCAGCATATTTACTTATTAAAAACATTGAGACTAGTTCTACAAATTGGACGATATATGATAATAAAAGACCAGGTTATAATGTTGATAATGCTTATTTGGAAGCTAATAGCACTGATCCTGACGCTACAGGTGGGTATGATTCAGATTTTTTCATAGGTTCTAATGGTTTTAAACCACTATCAAATAACAATCATACAAATGAATCTGATAAAACATTTATTTACGCAGCATTCGCAGAAGCACCTTTTGTAAATTCAAATGGTGTACCTTGTAACGCTAGATAATTATGCTACAAAAAATACAAATTTTACCAGGATTCAATAAACAGGTTACAGAAACCGGTGGCGAAGGCCAGTGGGTCGGTGGCGACTATGTCAGATTTAGATATGGAACTCCTGAAAAAATAGGAGGCTGGGCACAATTAGGAGATGTTACTTTAACAGGAAGAAATACTGCCTTACACCATTTTGTCAATGCCAGCGGAATAAAGTACGCGGCTCTTGGAACTAACCGATTTTTATACGTCTATTCTGGAGGTGCTTTTTATGATATAACACCTATTAAAGCTACAACAACTTTAACCAGTGCTTTTACAACAACCAATGGCGATGCAACCGTTACGCTCACATTTTCAAGCGATCACAACATTACTAAGTACGATATTGTTCGTCTTGATAATTTTAGCACTATCACCGATTCTGATTTTGGTTCTAGTGACTTTGACGATACTAATTTCATGGTCACAACCGTACCCACGTCCACAACTATCACCCTCGAAATGGGATCAGCGGAAAGTGGATCAGGAGCATCCACATCAGGCGGAATAAGAGTTCAGCATTTTTATTCTATAGGACCTGCTGTTGAAGAATCAGCAGCTGGATGGGGACTAGGACTATGGGGTGGTACTGTTGCTGGAGAAATTACATCCACGTTAGATGGAGCTTTAACGAGTGGTTCTTCAAGCATTGTTCTAGCTGATTCAGGTTCGATGCCTGCTTCAGGAACGGTTTTAATAGACAGCGAGCGTATTGCCTATACAACGAATACCACAGGAACAGAAACTTTATCAGGATTAACACGAGGAACCGATAATACGACAGCAGCTTCTCACTCGGATGGAGCAACGGTTTATGACGCATCGGATTATACCAAATGGGGTGCATCGCAAACAGGCGATATCATAACGGCCCCTGGTCTATGGCACCTGGATAATTTTGGAAATAAATTGATTGCAACGATTGTAGACGGTGCAACGTTTGAATGGAATTCAGATGCAACGAGTGCAACATCTACTCGAGCAACGATTGTTGCCAACGCTCCAACAGCTACAAGACAGACTTTGGTATCAACGCCTGATCGGCATTTACTTTTCTTTGGAACCGAAACCACGATTGGAACGACATCCACACAGGATGACATGTTTATAAGATGGTCGGATCAGGAAAGCATTGATGCATCAACCTCGTACGCACCTTCTGCAACCAATACCGCAGGCACACAAAGACTGGCCGACGGAACACGGATCATTGGAGCTATTAGAGGACGTGACGCCATTTATGTCTGGACGGATCATGCTTTATTTATTATGAGATTTGTAGGTGCTCCTTTTACTTTTTCATTTCAACAGGTTGGAACAGGTTGTGGTTTAATAGGTAAAAATGCAGCGGTTGAAGTAGACGGTTCTGCCTACTGGATGTCTGAAAATGGTTTTTTCAGATATACGGGTAAACTGGAATCCTTACACTGTCTCGTTGAAG